ATCTGGTGACTGGAGTTCAGACGTGTGCTCTTCCGATCTAGCGAGGAGTGACGGGGGTACTCGGGACGGTTCGAACCGTCGCCCGGTTTGCCGAACTGCCAACTTTTTTGGGGCGGGCTGATGGGTGGGTCGCCGAAGAAGCCTGCGGACCGTAGGCAGAATGTGAAGACGCAGGACGTTGGGGTGGTTGTGTCTGCGCCTGGTCGTCCGGTTCCGGCTGCTGATGGTGCGTGGCGTGAGCCGACGGTGGAGCGTTGGGTCGCGTTTTGGGGGTCGCCGCTTGCGTCGCAGGTCGAGTCTTCAGATGAGGGTGCGTTTCGCAGACTGTTCAAGTTGTATGACGAGATTGACCGTCTTTGGGAAGCGGTGGATGCGACCGGACGCATCGTTGAGGGATCGCAGGGTCAGCCGCGTCCCAATCCGCTGTTCAAGCAAGTGCAGGAGTTCCAGGCGGAAGCGCGCCAGTTGGAGGACAGGTTCGGCCTGTCGCCGATGGCGCGTCTGCGTCTTGGCATCACGTTCGCGGACGCGCAGGCCAGCCTTGACGGACTGAACGCTCGCCTCGCTGCGAAGATGGCAGAACAGGACGACGACCTGTGGGCCGAGTTCGATGAGGCATAAGCCGAAGCACACGCTTGGTCCGCAGGTTGCTGCGTGGATTTCTGCGTTCTGCGTTCACGGTCCCGGCGACATTCTCGGGCAGCCGGTCGAGTTGACGCCGGATGAGAAGCGTCTGCTGGCGTGGGCCTACGAACTGGATGATGACGGGAACCGTGTGGTTCGCCGATCGCTGGTCGGCCTGCCAAAGGGGTCGCGGAAGACGGAGTTCGCTGCGTGGGTTGCGCTGGCGGAGACTGCCGGTCCTGTCAGGTTTGGCGGTTGGGCTGACGGGCGTGCGGTGGGGAAGCGGCAGCATGACCCGTTCGTCGTCGTCGCCGCGTCGACCTATGAGCAGGCGGACCTGCTGTTCGGCGCTGCACGGGCTGTAGTGACAGAGGGGCCGTTGTCGCAGTTCTTCGAGGCGTTCGACCGTGAACTGCTGCTCAAGGGTGAGCCGGGGAAGTTGGTTCGGGTGCCTGCGGTGGCTGGTGCGAATGACGGGTTGCGTCCGACGTTCGTGGCGTTCGATGAGACGCATGAGTGGACCGGGTCTAAGCAGCGTGTGGCGCTGGTGCTAGAGAACGGCCTGTCGAAGCGTGCCGACTCCTGGTCCCTGAGCATTACGACGGCGGGGAATCCGAAGCAGGAGTCGGTGGCGCTTCAGCAGTACGAGTATGGGCTGAAGGTCGAGTCGGGCGAGGTGGAGGATCGGGGGTTTCTGTTTTCGTGGCGTGAGCCGAAGGTGCTGATTGACGACCTTGACTCGCATGAGGCGCTGGTGAAGGCGGTTGCCGATGCGAACCCGGAGCCGTGGAAACGGCGGGATGACATCGCACGGCGCTATTCGGAGATTCCGCTGCACGAGTTCTGCCGCTACCACCTGAACATGTGGGTGGAGCCGGACGAGGAGCGGTGGCTGCCTCCCGGCGTGTGGGACGAACTGGAAGTGTCGAAGCCTGTTCCTGAGAAGACGCCGGTCGTCCTCGGGTTCGACGGTTCGTATTCGGGGGACTCGACGGCGCTGATCGCGGCGACCGTGGAGAAGGTGCCGCACCTGTTCGTGCTGGGCTTGTGGGAGCATCCGGGCGGTTCGGGCCGATGGGAGGTGCCCATTGACGAGGTGGACGCTGCGGTTCATGCGGCGTTTCGGCAGTATGAGGTCAAGGAGATGTCAGCGGACCCGCCGTATTGGGCGCAGCAGTTGCAGGGCTGGGCCGAGGCGTATGGTGCGGAGCGTGTGCTGGCATTCAACACGGGCGTGCGGAAGCGCATGGCGGCTGCGTGTTCGTCGTTCTATCAGGCAGCGACAACGGAGGGAATGACGCACGACGGTCATCCGGGGCTGGCACGCCACATCGGCAATGCAGTGCTAAAGGAGACGGCGCAGGGCGCTTACATTACGAAGGAAGACAAGTCATCGCCAAAGAAAATCGATGCGGCGGTGGCAGCAATCATCTGCTGGAATCGAAGCAGGTGGCACTACGATAACCCCGTCAAGCCGGTCGAGGCAGGAGTCATCTTCGCATGATTGGAACCGTGTTGCAGGTCGTCGGTATCCTGACGGTCGCCGTCGGTGCGTGGCTCATCGCACCTCCGGCGGGACTGATTGTTGGTGGGCTGGGCGTGCTGGCGTTCGGGCTGGCGGCTGAAAGGTCAGCGTGATGCTGGGACGACTCCTCAACCCGACCGAAACGCGAGGCGGGTTCCAGCAACTGTGGGGTTCCGGCGCGCTGTTCGCACGGCAGACCGCATCCGGCACGTCCGTCACGCAGAACACGTCACTCAAACTGTCTGCCGTGTACGCCGCCGTCCGTCTTATCTCCGACACGGTGTCGACGCTTCCGGTTGACCAGTTCATTCGTGTGGACGGGTCGCGGGTGCCGTTCCGTCCGCGTGAGCCGTGGATCACTTCGCCTTCTACGGAACTGCCGCGCACGACGTTTTGGCAGCAGGTCATGGTGTCGCTTCTGCTCGACGGGAATGCGTTTGTTCATGTGCGTCGCCAGCCGGACGGGCAGGTGGTTGACCTTGCGGTGCTCAATCCGCACAAGGTTCGTCCGGTGCGCCGTGGGGACGGGCAGATTGAGTTTCGGACGGAGTATGGGAATGCGGTGCTGGGGCCGGATGAGGTGCTGCATCTGACGGAACTGCTGCTGCCTGGTGACCTTCGGGGTGTGTCGCGTATTGAGCAGGCGTCGGAGTCGCTGGGGCTGGGTATCGCGCTGGAGGAGTATGCGGCCCGGTTCTTCGGTAATGGGGCGTATGCGGGTGGCATCATCGAGTGGCCCGGTGAAATCAGCGAGGAGCAGGCGAAGACGCTGGTGGATTCGTGGGAGGCGGGGCATAAGGGGCTGCGCCGGTCGCACCGTCCTGCGGTGCTGTATGGGGGGGCGAAGTTTCAGGCGGCGACGGTCGACCCGGCCCAGTCGCAACTGATTGAGGAGCGCCGCTTCGCCATCGAAGAGGTTGCGCGCATCTTCCGTATCCCGCAGTTCATGCTTGGCGTGGCGACGCCGGGGTCGGTGTCGTATTCGTCGGTTGAGCAGCAGCAACTGTTCTTCGCGCAGCACACCATCCAGCCGTATGTGCAGAAGTTGGAGGACGCTTTCTCTAGCCTGCTGCTGAACGACCGTTCGTTCCTGAAGTTCAACCTGAACTCACTTGTTCGCGCCGACTTTGCGACGCGCATGGCGGGCTACTCGACTGCGCTCGCCGCAGGATGGATGTCCGTGAACGACGTGCGGTCGTTCGAAGACTTGCGTCCGGTCGACGAGGGCGGGCAGTATCGCGTTCCCCTTCAGAACGTGCCACTCACCGACGCGCCCATCATCACGATCGGTGAGAAGGCCCGTGCTGCGCAGGCACTCACGTCGGCAGGGTTCACCGGGCAGTCGGTTGCGGAACTGCTCGGGCTGGATGTCGACCACACGGGTGCGCTGTCCGTTCAGGTGCAGCCGGATGCGACGGAGGGTGATGCCTGATGCCTATTCAGTCGGGTAAGACGGCTGTGGGGACTGCTGCGACGGTCCTGCCGATTACTTCGCCGAACCCGTTTCTGCTGACCGTTCACAACAACGACAATACGGATGCTGTCTATCTTGGCGGCCCTGATGTGACGGCTGCTAACGGGCTGGTTGTGAACAAGATTGAGACGCTTCAGTTTGAGGTGACGCCGGGTGATCGCATTTGGGCGGTGTCGACTAAGACGGGCCACAACCTTTCGTGGCTGGCTATCACGAAGCAGTTCTGATGCCGTACTTCATCAGCGACACGGCAGAAGGCTGCGACGGCTGGGCCACCGTCAAGGATGATGGTGAGGTCATGGGCTGTCATGCGACCAAGCAGGAAGCCATTGACCAGGCGGTTGCTATCGCGCTCGCCGAGGGGTCGGAGTATGTCGGTGAACGGCAGGTTGACCTGACGATCCCCGAATACATTCGTGATGCTGCCGCGCAGGGGCTTGCCTACCACGACGAGGGTTTGTCGGGTGATGGGGTGACGGCGCAGACTGTGCGTGAGGCGACGCTGATGGCACGCGGCGAGATTTCCGAGGACAAGGTCGTGCGTGTGTCCGCGTGGGCGGCACGGCACCGTGCAGATTTGGACGCGGACGGTGCGCGTCCTGACGAGGACGGTTATCCGACGCCGGGTGCGGTTGCCCATCTGCTTTGGGGTATTCCGACCGGCAGTCGCTACGATGATGCGGTCGCATGGTTCGACCGGAAGTCGGAACAGGTGAAAGCGGACAGGAGTGCTGGGATGGAGATTACGCCCGTGAAGCCTCGGACGGAAGGTTCAGGCGTCGAGTTCCGTTCCCTCGACGGCGAGATTCGCGCCGAAGGGGATGGGAACACGTTCGTCGGCTATGCCGCCGTGTTCAACTCCGACTCCCAGCCGCTCCCGTTCACCGAACGCATCCTCCCTGGCGCGTTTGCGAAGTCGCTGCGGAACCGTCGCCGTGACATTCGCCTATATGTGAATCACAACTCGGACATGGTGCTGGCATCCAAGCGTTCCGGCAGTCTCCGGCTGGTCGAGGACGACAAGGGACTGCGTGTCGAGGCTGACCTGCCGAACACGACCGCAGGGAACGACCTTCGCGAACTGCTTCGCACGGGCGTGGTGGACAAGATGTCGTTCGGGTTCACGGTTCCGCGTGGCGGGGATCGGTGGTCGGAGGACGGGCAGACTCGGGAACTGCGCGAGATTGCCCTGCATGAGGTGAGCGTGGTTACTGGTTTCCCGGCGTATGAGGCGACTGCTGCTGCGGTTCGTTCGCTGTCGGCGCTGTCTGAGCGGACGGGCATGGCGGTGGATGACCTGTCGGAGACGCTGGAGGCGCTCGCGTCGGGTGAGCAGGTCGATGCGGAGAAGGTTGAGGCGCTAGCGCGGATTGTTGAGTCGGCGAAGCCTGAGCCGGAGCCGGACCTGCTCGGGCTGAAGGCGAAGCAGACTGACCTGCTTGCGAAGAAGGTGTTCTGACCTTTCGCTGTCCACACGGTCGGTAACCTTTTACGCATACGCCCTAACCACGGGATTGCCACGCCCTTTCACGGGACGGCACAAGAACACACACACTTACGTCCGTGAAAGGACACGACATGCACGAGTACATCAAGCGACAGGCCGAGGAGCGCGGTCGCGTGTGGGAGGAGGCCAAGAGCCTTCTTGACACCGCTGCTAGCGAGTCCCGTGACCTGACCGCCGAGGAGTCGGAGAAGTACGACCGGCTCAACGCCGAACTCGACCAGCGCGCTGCTGTCATCGAGTCCATGAAGGCTGACCTGGAGCGCGAGGCTCGCGCTGCGGAGATGCGTCTTCCCGAGCCTGCCGAGCGTCCCGAGCGCGCCCAGTCGGACGCGGACCTGATTCGCGCCCTCGTCGCTGGTGACGTTCGTCGGGTCAACTTCGAGCGTCGCGACCTCGTCACCAACGTGGCGGGCGACGGCCCCGAGGTCGTTCCGCAGGATTTCTACAGCACCCTCCAGCGCAAACTCGAATATGCCGGCCCGATGACCATGGAGGAGGCCGTCACGGTTCTCCGCACCGAGTCGGGCAACGACATCAAGGTTCCGGTTGAGTCCAGCCGTTCGGCTGCGACGGCGACCGCTGAGGCTGCTGTCTTCGCCGAGTCGGACCCGCAGTTCACGACCCTCACCCTCCGCGCTCACAAGTTCGGCGCGCTGGTTCAGGTGTCTGCGGAACTGCTGAACGAGTCGGGTGTCGACCTCGTCGGCTACCTGTCGGACCAGTTCGCGGTCGCCATCGGCACCGCCGTCAACTACGCGCTGACGCTGGGCACCGGCACCGTCGAGCCTGCCGGGATCGTCCCCGGTTCCGGCCTTGGTAAGACGGGTGGCACCGGCGTCACGGGTGCGTTCACGTTCACGGACCTCGTGGACCTCGCGCACTCCGTCGACTCGGCCTACGCGCGTCGTCCGAAGGCTGGTTGGATGATGAACCGCGCCACGCTCGGCAAGGTTCGTTCGCTTCAGGACACGGCGGGCAACTTCATCTACGCGGTGAACGCGCAGGGGCCGGACACGCTGCTCGGGTACTCCATCTACGAGAACCCGGACATCGCGTCGGTCGGCTCGGCTGCGAAGTCCGTCCTGTTCGGTGACCTCGGCGCGTACCACACGCGCATCGTCGGCACCGGCATCGAGGTTGCGCGCAGCGACGACTACGCGTTCGCGAACGACCTCATCACCTTCCGGGCCAGCATCCGTCTTGACGGTGCGCTCGGTGGCGGTGGGTCGGACGCCGTGAAGCACTTCATCGGCAACGCGGCCTGATGTAGGGTCGGGGGCGGGCTAGCAGCGCAGGGCTGGCCCGCCCCCGCACCCTGCGCCGCCTGCGCTAGACAAGTGAGACGAATGTGGGAAAGCCTGCGCGTAGTCCTCGCATCTTTTGGTTCTCCAACAGCCCAGCGGCCCCTACGGGCTATGGCACCCAATCGGCGCAAGTCGTTCGCCGTCTGAAGAAGCGCGGTCACGACGTTGCTGTCGCCGCGAACTTCGGACAGCAGTTGACGATGGGCAAGTGGAACGGGCTGCCTGTCTATCCGCAGGGGTATGACGGCTACTCGCAGGACATCGTCGGTTCGCATTGGCAGCATTTCGTCGCCCAGTCGGACGATCCTGCGGTGATGGTGACGCTGTTCGACGTGTGGACGTTGAAGGCTCCCGTGTTCGGGCAGATTCCGCGCATCATGTCGTGGGTGCCAATCGACCACATGAACGTGCCACCTGCGGTGCTGTCGTGGGTCCAGCGTGAGAACGTGACGCCGATTGCGATGTCGCAGCATGGGCAGCAGGCGATGGAGCGTGCCGGGGTCGAGTCCGTGTTCATCCCGCACGCTTTGGAGAAGCATTGGAAGCCTGCCGAGTCTGACGACCCGTGGCCCGGACGGTTCGTCGTCACCATTCCGAACGCGAACAAGGGTGTGCTGCCGTCGCGGAAGGCGTGGGGGGAGAACCTGCTGGCGTTTGCCATGTTTGCGCAGAACCATCCCGAAGCGCTCCTGTACCTGCATACCGAGGCCCGCCCGCAGCACGGTATCGATTTGGTAGCGCTGGTGAAGGCGTGTGGCATTCCGCCGGAGCAGGTCGTGTTCGCCGACCAGTACGACCACCGGATGGGCGTGCCGGACGACGTGATGGCGCAGATTTACACGCGGTCGGACGTGCTGCTGTCCGCCTCTGCCGGTGAGGGGTTCGGCCTTCCGGTGCTGGAGGCTCAGGCGTGCGGCACGCGGGTTGTCGTGTCGGACTTCTCCGCGCAGCCGGAACTTGTCGGGGATGGGTTCAAGGTTGAGGTGCAGCCGCAATGGAATCCGACGCAGGGCGCATGGTTCTGCACCCCCATCGTCGCGTCTATCGTGGAAGGCTTGGAGTGGGCGCACGCGCAGGGTGGCGGGCATTCCGACCAGGCGGTTGAGTTCGCACGCCAGTTCGCTGCCGACAAAGTGTTCGCCGAGGGGTGGGTGCCGCTGCTGGAGACGCTGCCATGATGATGGTCGTGCCGACGCTGACCCGCCACGACCGGCTCGTGCAGATGCTCGACACGGTCGACGGGCCGGTGTCCCACCTGATCGTCATTGACAACTCGGGCCGTGGCGTCGAACTGCCGGACGGCCCGTGGGAGGAGTCGACGCTGCTGATTATGCCGTCAAACCTTGGTGTGGCTGCGTCGTGGAACCTTGCCATCAGGATGGCGCATCGTGAGCCGTTCGTGCTTATCTGTTCTGATGATGTGCTGTGGCCTGCCGGGGCGTTGGACAGGTTTGCTGCCGAGTCGGGGGAGGACCGGCTGGTCGTGTCGGAGACGTGGCCTCATTGGTGTGCGTTCACTATCGGCATGGGGGTGGTGTCGGAGTTGGGCCTGTTTGACGAGGGCTATTACCCGGCGTTCTATGAGGACAAGGAGTATGAGCGGCGGTGCGAGGATGGTGGGGTGGCGGTGCGTCGCGGTCCTGCGGTGCTGCATGAGAACAGTTCGACGTTGCACACGCCTGGTGCGGGCTTTGAGGAGGCGAACTCGCGGTCGTTTCATGCGAACCGTGTGCTGTTCGAGTCGGGCAGGCATGGGGGCTTTGACCCGTTCCGGTGGAGGCGACAGTCGTGGACGTGACAGACTTTGACGGTGCTCATGCGGGTGAGGACGTGTGGGTGGTCGGTTCGGACGCTTCGGTGGCGATGTTCCCTGACGGCTTTTGGGAAGGGCGGACAGTTGTCGGGGTGAATGCGGTGCCACGTCACATTCCGTGCCGTTACTGCGTGACGAAGGCCGACGGGGACGGCGGTTGGGTGCAGAAGCAGGCTGCTGAGGTTCCGCAGACTGTGCATGTGGTGTCGAAGTATCCGAGCGGTGACCATCGGCTTCCCGAGGCCGGTGTGGTCGGCCCGAATGTCGTCGTGTTCGACCATTGGACGAACAAGGTTGACCGTTTCGACGCCTCGTTTGACGTTCCCGATGACGAACGCAAACTGCTTGTGTCATGGTCGACGCTCGGGTCGGCGATGCATTTCGCGGCACGGTTGGGCGCTCGTACCGTGTTCATGGTCGGCGTGTCGGGCGGGTCGTTTGGCGATGCCACAAACCTGCCGGATTACAACCCGAACGGTGCGGGTCCGATTGAGGGAATGTCCCGGCAGACGCAGCCGATAGCGAACAGGCTGCGCGCCATGTACGGCACGGAGTTCGTGACCGTCCTACCGTGGGCGAACCTGCGCTGCGGAGGCACCAAGTTCCGTTCGGACTACGGAAGACTGAACGATGCTTGACCTGCCCAACACGGGCGTCATGCGCGGGAACCTCGGCAGGGCCGTGTCCGAGTGGGACGGCGAACCGGTCGTGGGCGCTTATCTGTGGTGGTGGTCGCACGGCGAAGCGGGAAAGAAGCCGGAGGACCGTTGGGGCGGCAGGCTTGATGGGATCACGGTGGAACTGCGCGGGCCTGCGGACTTCGTGCCGGTCCAGGCTGATTTGGTGGCGCGCATTCTGCGGGGTGTGGAGCCGGACCAGTCGTGTGATATCGGTTATTGCAATCACGAGTATTGGCCTCGGGTGGACAAGTCGCAGGTGAGGGTGGCGATGGTGTCGAAGGGTGGCGAGTCTTCGGGGATGTCGAACGGGAGGGTGCTGTGGGATAGCAGGCCGCTGTTCGTGGGGGGCTTTCTGAACATGGTGCCGGGGGCGATGCTCGACCTCCTGACGGGCGGGGCACGGGTGACGATTACGGGTGCGACGTTCTACGCGGTCGGCAGGGACTATGCGGACGAGGACGCCACGAATCCGATGCCGGGAATCCTGCGTCACAATCCGATGGTGAACCGGCGTGTCGTGAAGAACCTGTTTGACGCCGGAGTGGTTGGGGCTGCTGGCGTTCCGGCTGAGGTGCTGTCGTGGTCGGACGAGGAGTATGGGCGGGCGTTGCTCGCGCATCGGACTGTAGACTGAGCGTGCCCGGAGGTTCCTGATGGCTGACTACTGCACGCTGGACGAACTCAAAGCAGCAATGCGTATCACGGACGACATTGACAACGCGCTGCTGAACCAGTCCATTGACGCCGCCTCCCGCTGGGTCGACGGATACTGCCAGCGGTCGTTCACCGTCGCCTCCGGCACCGCTTCTCGCGATTTCGTCCCGTCAGGCCGGTTCGAGCCGCTTTACGTTGACGATGTCACGTCGGTGGAGTCCATCAAGATTGACGACGACCTTGACTACTCGTTTGCGACGACGCTGACGAAGGATGTCGACTACCAGTTGGAGCCGGTGCGTGGCACCGCAGACGGCATCGCGTTCCCCTACTTCCGCATCATCCCCGTCGAGGACGGATACTGGCCTACCTGGGGCGGGCGTGCGACCGTCCGTGTTGAGGGGACGTTCGGCTGGCCTGCTGTTCCTGATCCGGTGAAGATTGCGACCATCCTGCACGCGCAGCGCATTTACACGCGGTTCTCCTCGCCTGCGGGGGTCATCTCGTTCGGCGACATGGGTGCCATCAGGGTGTCGAAGTTTGTGGACCCTGACGTGGAACTGCTGCTAACCCCTTACCGCAGGTTGCAGTTCTGATGGCCCTTTCTGACATTCGGACTGCGATGGGGACGGCGCTGTCGACCGTGCCGAACCTGCGGGTCCGCGAACTGCTCCCTGCGATGGTGACGCCGCCGATGGCGGTCGTCGCACCCACTTCCATTGAGTATGACCTGAACGCGCAGAACGGCCTGCATCGCTACCTGTTCACCGTCACCGTGTTCGTCGTGAAGGCCGACGACCGTGCAGCCCAACTGAAGGTCGACCCGTTCGTTGCGCCGTCCGGCTCGGGATCGGTCAAGGGTGCGCTGGAGGCCGACCGGACGCTTGGTGGGGTGGTGAATACGCTGCGGGTGACGAACGTGAACAACTATTCGTCGGAGGATGCGAACGACGTGCTGTACCTGGCGGTGGACTTTGAGGTGGAGGTGTGGGCATGAGGTTTCGGGCGACTGCCGACTGGGGTTCGCTGAAGGCCGGACAGGTTTATTCGGCGAGTGACCTTGCAGGTTGTAACATGGGGATGCTTGTCGGACGGGGTGTGCTCGTTCGGGAGGCGCCGAAGAAGTCTAAGAGGACACCGGCTAGGCCGGTCGAGACGGCTGACACGCCGGAGGAGCAGTAGACATGGCGCGTATCGTGCTGACGGACGTCGGTGTCGTCATCGGGACGACCGACCTGAGCGACCACGTCGCTTCCGTGACCATCAATCAGAATGTTGACGCTGTCGAGACGACCGCGTTCGGCGATGGCGGTCGGACCCGGACTGGTGGGCTGGAGGACTCGTCCATCACGCTCGACTTCCACCAGGACTTCGCCACGTCGAACGTCGACGCGACGATTGCGCCGCTGGTCGGTGGGACGGACGGCGGTTGCTGCTGCTGGCACGGCCCCCCGCTACTCGGGCACGGTGCTGGTGACGGAGTGGACGCCGCTGAACGGCACCGTCGGTGACCTGTCGACCGCGTCGGTGACGTGGCCTGTGTCGGGTGTCATCGCCCGTGGCACGGGAGCCTGATAACCAAACTGCATAGGAGGTTCCTGCGTGGCTGTATCCCTCACTTGCAAAGTGTGGTCGGACGGCACCGAGGCTGAGTATCCGGTGACGCCGAAGGTTGAGGTCGAGTTCGAACGGAAGTTCGGCGTCGGCATCGGCAAGGCGTTCCAGGAGCAGAAGCGCGAGCACCAGCACTACCTCGCGTGGCTTGCGGTGAAGGCGTCGGGTGTCGTGGTGAAGCCGTTTGACGGCTGGCTGGAGACGGTCGAGAACACGGAAGTGTCGGTTCAGACGGACCCTCTTTGATAGGCAGTCGCTGACGTGGACGGTGGCGGCGATTGCCGTGGAGACGGGCCTCCCACCGTCTGAGCTGCTGTCCGATACTTGGATGCTGCGTGCGATTGTGGCGTACATGGATGACCGGAATAAGCGCCGTCAGAAGGCTGCTCGGGGCTGATTTGGCCTAGTTGACAGCCCCCGTCCGTATGCCTTACGCTCCGGGGTATGGAGACAGTCGTCAGCACAGGCCGCACCACCCGCGCCCGCCACAACGGCGAGTGGGTCGACGTGCAGATTGTCCTGCGGAACGGCAAGGTGTGCGCCTGCGGCCCGCTGCACGGCAAGTTCGCACGCTGCGTCGGCTCCGCCTCACAGGACGCTGCCCCGGCTCCGCGTCCACGCCGCGCCCGTCGTGACACCCCGCAGGCGCGCACCGCGCAGGAGTTCTTCCCCCTGCCGAAGCGCCGCCTCCCCGTCGCCGTCCCACAGGCCGACATTGACGCCTGCGACGAGTGCGGACCGTTCGAGCAGGCGTTCTACTACTGCGAGCGCCACCGCCGTCAGGCCATCCGCAACGTCCTCCTCGCCGGTCGCAAGTCCGGCGGTGTCATCAGCCTGCACCTGATGATGGCTGAGAACGGGTACGACATCTGCTCCTAGTACCCTCGCAGGGTCAGGAGCGGTCGCATGGCACAGACGATCCCACGCAAAGACGTGGAGCGTGCTATTCCCGGCCTG